GACTGTAGATGAAGCTAAAAAGTTGACTAAAGATAATCGATGGAAAAGGACTAAGAATTTCTGGAAAGATACAACTATTCAGGATCTAATCCAACCAATAAGTAGTAGAATAGAGAAGATATCACCTAGAATATATCTAGAATTGATGAGATTTGAGCAAAGGATCTCGATTAAAGAGAATGCGAGAATGAAGCAAGTAGAAGATTTTGTGAAGAAAATGGCTAAGATCAGGAGTAAGAATAAAAAAGATTATCTTAATATTACGCTCCATCTATTGAATGGTAACGTAGGTACAGCTAATCAGATGCTAGAAAAGTACTGAACAAGCATACCTAGACAATTATTGGATGAGATCTGGGCTGATGCAGAAGATGTAGGATATACAATGAATTACGAAGGATTTTATTATCCTAGAAAGGTAAAGGATGTAGAGGCATTTCTGGATCGATTTGTAAAGACTGAGGAAAAGAGTGTACAATGAGAAATAGATAATCAGAAAAAAAGAGAAGCAAGCTATGGAAAGATGAGAAGAGTTTACAGCACAACAAAAAGCTGATCTAATAAACCAATTACTTATGGATGGTGAAGTAGAGTGAATTAGTTTATGAAGTGGGCACATGAAGAAGAGAAAGGTGGCAACGATCACTAAAGATATGCTTCAATTCTATGAAGATCCTGTAGATGCATTATTGCAGTACATAACTTCAATGACTGAAGCAGTAGAAAAGGCTAGATTCTTGTGACAAGGTAAGAGATGAGATATCAAAAGTTTATGAGAATTTATAGCAGATGAGGGAATAACATGATATGATGCAGATGAGCTTAAGAAATTATTGCTATCTAGATTCAATTATGCTCCAATGGGTAATATGATGTCAAAACTCAAAGTATCTGCTAATATAATCCATCTATGATCTCCATCTAGTGCATTAAGTCAGTTGGCAGACGTTAGCTTCTCATTGATAGAAAATGGATTGGTAAATCTAGTACAGTGACTATCTAGAAAATACAATATAGATCTAGATGCTCTAGGAATCACTAACAGATGAGAAGAGCTAAGAACTCAAGGAAAGAATGAAACTAAGTGGGAAAAATTACAAAGATTTACTTTCAAATGGACATGATTTAACATGATGGATCAGTTTGGAAAGAAATCATTTGTAGTATCTACTCTAAATAAATTGATAAAGTATGCTAAAAAGTGAGATCCACAACTTAGAAAAGATCTGGAGAGATGGTTTGATGATCCAAAGATGATTGATCAGGTAATAGAGGATCTAAAAGAATGAAGAATGAGTGAAAACGTAAATCTATTCTTGTTTACAAAACTAGCTGATGTACAGCCATTGACAAGAACTCAGATGACTAATACATATTTACGTGCATGAAATTGGAGAGTACTTTATGCATTCAAGACATTTGGAATCAAACAGCTAGATTACATAATCCAGAGGTGAAAGCGTGAGCTAGCAAGTAAACCTACTGCTAAAGCGTTACGATCTATAGCAACAATGCTATGAATTATCATGCTATGCTGAGCATCTGATGACGAACTAAAGGATTTCTCTATGTGAAGAAAATACAGTAGCTGGATCTGGAGAATGATTGAAGGAAATGATCGAAGTGCTAGTCAATTATCTGATAGATTCTGGGACAACTTCTTGAAGCTATTATGATTTACTAAGTATTCTATATATCAGGCAAGAACTCAGGGAATTAAGAGTGCTATTGAGGATATATTCTTCTCATTACCATGATTAGATCTATTTACATATCCTATGCAAGATATACAGGATGCTATGACTGAGGATGGATTAGATTTTTCTCAGGCATCTAGTTGGCAACTAATACCTATTATTGGTAAATATGGTTACCGATGGGTATGAGCATGACAGACTAAACAGCAGAAAAGTTTATGAAAGGAAAAGAAGAAAAATACATCGAGTGGATGAAGTGGATGATCTACAAGATCTAGTAGAAGCTCAAGAAGGAGTAGTAGAAGCTCAAGAAATTCACGCTAAAAATTCTAGAAAATGTAGACTCAAAATACCAGTCAAGAAGTACAGTAACGATTACTTAGGTGCTCGAAATCTGTACTTTTTGATTTTGTAGAAAAAGTAGATATAAGGCGATTAATGATGTATTTATTTTCATGCATGGATGAAATGAAAAAAGAATCCGAAGAGCTAAGAGATTCAAAAGTAAAGATGAGTGACATGGAAAATAAACCTTTTATGATCGAAGGTGACGAATTTTTGAAGTTTGAGAAGATGGTGCTTGATCAGGTTGCATTGGGATTGAATGCTAATGTACAAAAGAATCAGATCTTTACTGAGCAAGCTGACATAGATGCAATTAATAAACCAGAAGAGAAGTATAGAAGCAAGATGTTTTATTCTATCCATTCTACTAAACAAGCTCTAAGATGGATGAATGATGCTCAGGTAGAGTTTTGTAGTAGAGATCTCTACTCAGATAGAGAAGCTGGAGGATTAACAAAATGTTACGAATATGATCACAAACATGAAAAGTGGAATATCATGGAGTACTTTATAGGAGAAGATATCGATAGATACTGAGTATGAATAGAAGTAGCTTGTGGATGGAATGATCAAACAAAAGCTCCGATCTATAAGAGAGTGCATCCTAGAACGATCTATCCTGATCCTGATGGATATGGTAACATAAATAACTTCAGATGGTTTGGATTCAGTACTGTAATGAGCGTAGCTGAATTTAAAAAGCTGAATCTTAAGAGAAAGGATGAAGTATTAGCAAGGATCAGATGATATGAAGATCCACAAAGGACAATGGCTGAATGGCAAGAGAAAACTAATAGATGAATCTGAATGGGATACATACAGCAGAAGAATCTAGTTACTCTATACCATCACTATTGTACATGGAAAGATACTCCATTACTTGTGTATATGTTTGAGGATATCATTCTAGATATCAGATGCGTAGACGAATTAAGGCAATGCAAAGATAAACAATACAAATTTCCAGTAGTGCTATACTATGAAGATCCTGATAGCAGAGATCCACGAGGAACAAGTCTATGGGATATAATAGCAGATGATCAAAAGCTGGAAACGTTACTCATGAATCTATTCAAGATAAACATAATCAGGAACGCATTAGGAGGTAAAATATTCATGGATAGGAATATCCTAAACACGAATATGGATGCATTGAAGCATCAAACGCTCCAAAATCAGTACTTTCCTGTGGATATCATGGATATGAGCAGACCACTAAGTAGCTTGATATTTGAGCTACCAGAGAAAGAGATGGGTGGTGACTTCTACTCATTATTGGATCGTGCAAGAGAGAATGCTAAACAACAAACTCATATAGATAGCTTGACTCAGTGAGTAGCTGATAGTAAGGTAAAGACAGCTACAGAAGCAAGCGTAAAGCAACAAAATGCTAACCTACTCCAAGCATTGACTGATCATGTATTAGGATGGTGAAGGGAGCAGAAAGCATGGCTATATCGAGTATTCATGAGCCATTACTTCTCACATAAAGATGTGAAAAGGATAAGGCTAAATAAAGCAATCTCTAGCGTAAGAGATGTATTCAAGAGAGAAAATATCCTAAAGTGACAATATGATATAGAGATAGTGAATGCTAGTGAGGTAAAGCTCAGAAACCAGAATATGTTACCAAGTCTAACGAACTGGTTACAGATCTGTGCATCTGATCCTAACACACCTCCATATACTCTAATCCTATTGAAGAGGGATATAGCATACAGACAAGGATTATCTAACACAGAGATTGATGCATTCTTCGCATATCCACCTGAGCAAGAAGCTCTAGAAGAGAGAGATATGCTAAGTGAAGATATAGATGTAGAATTTGAGGATGATAATGCTGATCGATTCTGCAAGTTGCAGGTTTATCAAACTGCTAAGGATACTCCTGCTAAAGCTAGAGCAATCTCAGCTTGTATGCGAGCATACCAGAGATCTACACAACAGATGGAGCAACAAGTAAACCAGATAAATGATGTAGATGCTATGGCATGAGCAAATAAACAAATAGTGGCAAACACTGGTAGACAACAATTATACCAGCCAATGTAGTATTTAATTCTTAATTATTATAGACATGGTAAACTATGACGTGGACATGAATATCGTAACTCCAGAGGATATTCAAGCTAAAATTACAAGACTCAAAGGAGATTATTTGGATTTCTGTATAGCAATAGCAGAACTTCAGGATCTATTAGATGAGTGATGGAGTAAGATCAAAAGAGATCTAGTATACGTACAAGTACTCAAAGATACTGATCCTATTACAGATATAGATGAGGCAATGATACGTGGATTATCAAAGAAACAAAAAGAAGAATTAGCAAAATGGCATGAAGAAAATGAAGGATCTGCATGAGGTGCAGAACAGTACGAGAGAGAGATCGTACAAAGCTACACGTATATGAGAAAGCTCGAGCAGGAGCTAGATACATATAATGATACTGTGGGTAAAATTATCCAAAGGATCAATCATTTTAGCAAGTTAATTAAATAAACATGGCATTAAGAAAGAAAAAGACTGCTCCTGTAGAGGAGGAAGTAAAAGTAACTTCAGAAGAAGTTGTGGAGGAAGTAAAAGCAAATGAAGAAATCCCAAACGAAGAAGTTGAAGTAAAAGAGATCTGCGAAGAAAAAAGCGAGGAGAAGAAAGGAAAAGTAGTGATCAAAGAGGAGGAATTGAAGATGTTTAATGCAGTCAAAGCTCCAGAAGAAGTTAGAAAAATAATAGCATTCTATGGAGTAACAAGTACTGATCTATTTACAGGAAACGTTGATAATATGTGACTAAAAGCTGATGAATTGAAGATCTTAAAGGAATGGTATGCAACATTAGCATAATTTATATCTTATAAATAATGACATGGACTTAATTGATCAAATGTATGCGAATGAGATGTGAAAAAGAGAATTATCTCATTCTACCTATCTATTTCAGATGCAACAGTGAGTGAAGAATGATCCATATATCACTGAGAATGCATGGAAGTATGAGGTATATGCGTGGCTAAGGAACTTAGGTAAGAAAATATCTGATGTAACTGAGGAAGATATAAATGAAAAAGCTGATAGTATAACTAATGATGATAGAAGATCATGGTGGCTATATGCATGGGCTCTAATACTATCCGACTTCTACTGATTTCCACTAAGGATGTGATACGATAGAGATAGTTACACATGAATACCACAGGATAAGTTTATGATGATGAAGAGGTATGGAAGAGTAGCTGATGCATACTACAAGTATCAAACACATGAGCAGTGAGAATTTGATGCTCAAGGTAAGATCAAACAGTTAGAGCCATCTACTACTAACGATCTAAACAATGTAGATATAGATGTAACAGATACTGAGATCGAAGAATGGAATAAGATTTTAAGAAGGTTGGAGTCAATGCTGAAGGCTGAAGTTGTTGAAGAGAAGGCTGATGAGATCAGAAAAGATATAGAGAGAGCAAAGAAAGCAATAGCTGATTTATCCTCTAAGAAATAAGACATGGAAATAACTGATCAGGAGAAGCTAGCTCTAAAACAGATGCTTGCAACAGCATGATGGAGAGTATTAGAAAAAATAATCCAAGACAAAATAGACGAATTTGATAAGATAATAACAGTGAGTGCTCATGATTATACGAAGGTTAGAGATAAGAAATATGATGAGCTAAACATGAATGGTGCATTGATATGGTGAATGAGTCTAGTGCTCAAAGCTCCATACGATGTAGTTAATAAAGAAGCCAATGACAATATGATAGCAAAGATGAATGAGAGCTATCGTCAGAAGGTGATGAAATTAGAGAGGTAGTACTCTCTTCTACCTACTACGACTTCCATGTCACGTAGTAGGTAAAAGAGCGTATTGCTAGTGCAATAGCTGGGAGTTTGTGATGGTTACCCCTCAAAAACCTACAGGCGACTAAGAAATACGCCGAGATTTATTTCTTATACTATTATAACATGGCAGAAGAAAAAGAGATGAGCTCAGAAGAGCTTATGGAACAACTTCAGTGAAGAGATGATCTTTCAAATCTAGTTAATGGTAGCGAGCAGGCAACTACTGAATTGACAGTGGATACTGAGGCTACTAAAAAAACTTCAGAGGAAGTACAACCTGAAGCTAAACCAGAAAAGAAACCATCTAACTTTCAAAAAGCGATGGAGAAAAAGAACAGGATCATTTCTGAAAAGGATGAGTTGATTGCAAGTAAGGATCAAAGGATTGCTGATCTAGAAAAGCAACTAAAAGAAGCTCAAGAAAGTGACGATTTCGATGACATTGATGAGAAGGAGGAACAGATACAAAATCTCAAAAATGATCTATCCTATGAAAAGAATCGTAGGAATGAGATTAGAACTGAGAAATCACGCATGAAGGAGTGACTATTAGGACAGATGATGGATGAGATGTGAATCTCAGAAGAGTCTAAGAATGCTATTAGAGATATGGCAAAACAAGATGCTTATAAGGATCTAGAGCCAGAAGACGTTATATCATTATACAATGGTAAAGTCTGAGTGGAATATGATCAGCAAGAGATGAATAAAAGATCTGGAGGTACTAGCGTGCTATGAGATAATAGAGTGCTCAGCAATGCTTCTATGGATAACATGGACTCAAAAGCAATGGAGCAAGAACTCACCAGACAGATCATGAATGGTAACTCACCATTCTAAAGAAAGATTGCATCTGGTGGGATAAATACTTTTATTTGATAAAAATGTTTTTTAACCATGATGCAAACTAGCAATATTCAGGCATCAGGAACTACTGATTTATTTCATAAATACCTGAATAAAAAATTCTTAGAGAACTTAGAGCCAAACTTGGTATTCTGGAAATTTGGTAAATGACCAGTTAGCCAAAAAGGTTATTCTCACGTACAGTGGGCTAGAATGACTAAATCTACTGCAAGTGCAAGTGCTTCTCAAATTACAGAAGGTACTACTCCATCATTTACTGATCTTAAGATTAGTACTATAAGTGTAGCTTGCGAACAATATGGACAAGTAGCTCAGATTACAGACATTCTTGAAGACACTACATTACTTAACGTTGTAGGACAAGCTATGGTAGAATTAGCTCACAACGCTAGTAGAATTATTGATGAAGTTGTACAAACTGAATTATCTACTAACTGAACTAATGTAATCTATGCTGGATCAGCTACATCTCGTGCAACTATAGCATCTACAGATGTAATGACTACAACATCTATAAATCAAGCAAGAGCTTTCTTATCTACTAAAGGTGCTAAACCTTTTGCTGGTGGATACGTAGGAATCATGCATCCAAATGTATCTTTCGATATGAGAGAACAAGTTGGAGGTAACGCTTGGGTAGAAGTAAAGAAATATACTGATCTTGTAAAAGATATCGTAGCTGGAGAAATCTGAACTCTTATGGGAGTAAGGATCGTTGAAAGCTCATTTGTACAGACATTTACTTCTACAGTGACTGTATATCCAACTTATGTATTTGGAGAAGGTGCTTATGGTACAACTCAATTACAAGCATACGAAACAACATTCATCTCTAGAAACAACAAAGATAGTTACAATCCATTAGGATTATACTCTATCGTTGGATGGAAGATGGCTATTGCTTCTATAATCTTGCAACAAGATGCTCTTGTAAGAATCGAATCTGCAAGTACGTTATCATACTCTTGGTAGTAGGAATCTAAAGAGGTGGAGAGATCTACCTCTTTATCTCGTATTATCAGGAAATTTTATTTCTAACTAATATACCATGCCAGATACAACATTAGGTGATAGATTCAAGGAGTGGAGAACGTCTAGAACAAGGTCAGAGAAACAGATCTCCGATTCTCTAGGAGCTGTATGGATGAAGGAATGATATAATGAATTGAAGAAGAAGCTCATTAGCATCTGAAGGAATAACCTATTTTCAGATCAAATTGCGATCAAAACATACGCATGACAGAATGTATATACATTACCTATAGGTACTACTGATACACGTCCTGTAGGTGGTTTGAAAGATTTTGTATCTGTGATCCAGTTAGAAGTAGCATATGATCTAGATCCACGTACTAACCTACCTAAATACCATGTATGTCAGCAAGTAATGGCTGAGGAATATTCAGATGAGAGGTGGAAGAAACAGTGGAAGAACAAACCTAGATATGAATTTTATGGTAAAAATCAGATCGTAATCTTTCCTACTCCAACTATTGATCTAGATCAAACAGGTAAGGAATGAATCAAAATCAGATATAACTATTGGGAAGAAGAGATCGATGGAAATACTAAGGAGAAAGATATAAATCTACCATTCTATCTAATAGATACATTGGATATGTATCTAGATTTTAGATTGAAGCGACATGAAACAGATAGATCTAATGCTCAGATCGAATATGAAATGTGGTGAAAGGAGATAGAAAATGCTCTATGAATCCTAAACAATAGGGATAGTAGACCAGTAGTGGAACAGTTTTTGAATGTAAGACCTTTAGAATAATAACCTAAAAACAATATGAGTTTACCTGATGGAGTAATAAGAGATAGAACACGACAGTATGGAGTGACCGATGATCCATTCATGGGGATGGCTGGGAGTTTTCAATATGCTGAGAATCTAAACGTATTTGATGATCCTAGAGGAATAAAACTAACTACTGCATGAAGAAAGGTACAATCTCAAACGATCTCATATTTTCAATCATGTATCTTAGTTAGTGGATGAGATTATTTTATTAGAATACCAGAAAGTTGACCTGTAGCAAAAGTAACTCCAGAGGATCGACCTACTGGTACAGTGATCTGAGCTATACCATGATCTACGCATCCATACGATGCAGTGATATTCTGAGGTTTTGTGTGGATCATTTTATGAAATACATGAGCAACGATCAGAAAAATAGCGTTAGATTGATCTACATATGATAACTATGCTCCAGTAGATAGAACTGGTACTTTTGCTCCAGATGGAGTATCTACTATAACAATGTGACAACAGACTCCAAACGTAGCCATGTGTATATCTAATGTAAACAACTCTATGTTATTAGTTGGTAATGGTAACTTTCTACGAGCATATAATCCTGCTGAGGATCTATGAGGAACAGGTAGTCAGAATACATGATGGAAGATCGTAAAACAATATAGTGCAGATACTGAAATATATGATATATCTCCAAAGGCTGATTATGTAGAGATATTTTTACAGGATGGAGCAGGTAATACAAAGATCCATTACTATCCTTCTATATTTGATTTAGAGGATAGTTGACTCCAAAAGAGCGTAAATTTACCAAATACAAGAATCCAGAGAGTATATCCACATATGACAAAGGAGATGATCGTAATCTCATACGATGGAAGTAATAATAATGTATCTCTAAGAGAGGTATTATGATATGAAACATATCCAGTAATGAGATCTCATAGAGCATGACTGAGTCCATATGATGTACAACATAAACTAGGATTCTTTACATGACCATGTAGCGTAGACATGGCTTGGTATGAGGGAAGAGCATACATAGCAGACGTGGAATGAATTTGGGAGCTTAACTGGTATGATGAAAAGAAGATGCCAGTTGCTACACTTAGATGGAAAATCCATGATGAGAGTGAGGATCATACTCCAAAATGATTAGCAATAGCCAAAGACTTCATATATGTAAGTTATGATGATAATGAGTATTGCTTCAGGATCTATGATACTGCTAATCCTGCGTGATATGCTGAGGAATGAATGTTGATCTCTAGAGCGATCGAAACTGAATATGGATGAGAATTTACAAAGAATTTGGTAAGATGGATTGTACAGTTTGAGATGAATAACCTAACAAATGAAAATTGATCTATAGATATCTATGTATGTTGAAACAGGGAGTGGAACTCACCAGATGATGATGCGTGGATAAAGATTGCTCATATAGATCAAAGCGATGCAGACTTCAGTGATTCATGAGAAACTAATAATTGACTAACACAATATAATATATGAACTTGCGTACACTGGTTTGATAATGCTGGAGATTGGAGCTTCATGCAGGATCGACAAGTGATCGAATATAAAGTAGTGATAACAAGATGAGATGATGTGAATGCAAGTCCAGTACTACGTAGCTTGCTATTGGAGTACGATGTAAAAGAGAAAACTAATTACTTTTAATTCTTATAGATAGAGGGATGATCAAAGATCCAAACGTAGAGCTAAAGAATGCTGATGTAAACTTCAATCAGTATGGAGATGATAGTAGTGCTCCAAACCAAGCACAAGCATGAGGTATGAATACTAAATATACTGGTGAGCAAACTCTAAACTCTAACATACCTTATAATGCTAATATCAAAACTGCTGATCTAGATCCTAATTATGTATATGGATGGGATGCTCAAGTGGCAAACACTAATGAAGCATGATACATAGCAAGGAGAAACGATAATATTGCTAGTGCTCTATATAATGAAGGACTAAGAAGTAAGGAGGATGTTATCCAGTTTTTGGGAAGCCAAAAAAATTGGAATAATAGTACTGAAGCAGATAGATTCAATACTGTAGAATCAGTATGGAAAAGAATCTGAGATATAGCAGAACAGAACGATAAAGATAATACAGAAGTAGAAGTCAAAGAGATGGAGGCTGAGAAGAAAGAAGAGCCAAAATGAAAGGATGTAAATGTAAATACATTCTTGCAAGGATCTACTACTGAGCTATTTGGGAAAATGATCACATGAGCAGATACTGCTCCATATGATCACAACTCTAATGAATGGAAAAAGGCTGAGGCTAGATTAAAGCAATACCAGAAGATAAATGCTCTATCAGTACCTCAGTTAGCAAGCTCATTAAAAGCATGAAGCATCCTATCAGGATGACAAGCAATGAGGGATCTACAAACATATAATCCAGAGAAATACCAACAGCTTCAAGAATACCAGAAGAAGGAGGAAACTATGAATCAGGTAAACATGATAGCGTCTGGTAATACAGGTAGCAGTCAATCTCTACAGGATCAAACATGAGAATCTATTAATAACTATCTAAACGAAACAGTAGCGAATGCTGGTGGAGATGCATTATCTAGGATGGATCTAGATACTGCTCTATCACAGAATCAGGGATTGATAAACTATGCTGAAAGGATGAGTTATTACCAATCTGAAATAAACCAATTGGATCAAACTATTAGCAACCTTGCAGATGATGCTAGAAGAAGATTATCAGCTAAGACTGGTGAAAATGTACCTGAATATATGATCCAAAACTATATAAATAATAGATCTAAAAAACTATACAAGCAAAGAGATAATCTCATGAATCAGTATAACTACTATAAATGAGTATATGAAGCTCAGGTAGAGCAAGAGGCTCAGGAGTGGGAAAGAAACTACAAAGAGAAACAACTCCAACTTCAAGCTGATAAATTTGCATGGGATCAGCAGATGGATCAGGCAAATCTATGATACAAATATGATCAGTTAAATTATGACTACTATAAACTTAATGGATCTGATCCAGTATCAGACCAATATCTACAGACATGAGTGAATAGTTTTATAAACTCATTATGAGATAAGATTGCTAATCATGCTAAGATAAGATCATGATGATGTGGTACAGTAGTAAATGATTATCTTAAGAGTCTAGGAATAAACTTTCAATATGATGATAAGAAATCTACAAAGATAAATAGTATAACTCCATGAGCATGACCAAAGGTATGAAGCATAGCAATCTGGGATGGTAGCAAGATGGGAAATAGGATGACTAAAATATATTGACACGTAGGTATAGTAACAAGCGTAAATGATGATGGTACTATTACAGTGCTAGAGAGTAACGAAGGAACATGATTACAGTACAAGAAATATAAACAAGCTAATGTAACATGATATTATGATCCTAGTGCTAGCAGTAAGAAATCAAGCAAGAAAAGTGAAGAAACGTATACTAATGATGAATTATATACACAATTACGTGGTGGTAAAATAAAATATGCAGACTTTTTAAAGAAGTGGAATGGAGATGAGTCACAAGATCAGATAGATGATCGAATAGCAAATACTTATTTTAAGAAAAGCCCAATGAATGTATTAAGTAAAATGAGTGATAGTGTAAGTAATCTAAATAATATGTTATGAGATACAGAATTGGCTGAGATATATACATTAGAACATCTAAACAAAAAAGACAATATTATAAGTGAAAGAGTAGCAAAAATCGTAAGTGATTATGTTATAGATACAAATAAATGATTGTCAGATTCTAATAAAATTAATTTATCAGAATACTTGGCAATAGCATTAGCATGAAGATATAAATCAGAGAAGGAGGTAAAAGAAGCGTTAAATAAAACTAAAATTGACTATAAAGGATTGACATGAAAAAAGACAAGTCAAATTGCTAAAGAGATACGACAGGAATGGAATTGATAAAAAAAGAGGAGCTATTTCCTCTTTTTTCTTTTATTCTTTTTTTCTAATTTTTCTGAGATCTCTCGTGGATATATTCATGTATAACCTACATAGTCATCTATTATAGCATTGGATCACTCTTTTTCTTCTTCTAATTCTTCTATTTTTTTTTCTAATTCTGCATTATTTTTTGCAGTTATGATCATTTCTTTACGATATTCTGATTCTTTTTTCCTGTATTTTTTTGCATCCTGAAAAGTCGTTCATATCCACAATGGGATTATCCATACTCACCATGATATTAATAGAGCTATTGGGAATCGTATTAAATATTCTCGCCACTCCATGCTCAGAACATTCAGAACATAAAATTAAATAAAATATATAAATTTCCTGAGAAAATTCAATTATAAAAATACCAGTCAAGAAGTACAGTAACGATTACTTAAGTGCTCGAAATCTGTACTTTTTGATTTTTGAAAAAAAGTAGATATAAGGCGAATAGAAATGATTTATATTTTGTAAATATATCAGATGCTAAAGACTTTCACAATGGATGGATCATGGCAAAAAGTATCTCTCGATATTTTGGGAGTAAACAAAACTGAGATGGCAGACTACATAACACCTGCTGATAATGCTAATCAGATATCAGATAGTTTTGGGCAAGTATTAAGTGGAGTATGTATATCTACTGATCCATGAAATATAGATTATGTATTTGTAGCTGAATGGGAAGACGCTGATCCTGCTGATAGCGTAGCATTGGGAGTAGGATGAAGTATGACAAGACCATTATCTCCAGTAAAGGCTCTAAATGAGTTGTGGGTAAATGGAACAGCATGAGATAAGGTATACGTGCAGGCTCTTTAATTACTAAAATATAACCATGAGGAAATCTATTCTAAGTGGAGAGAATCTATTGAAGAGGAATGAGAAAGCAAGGAGAAAGAAATGCATATATATTGCTTTTGCAGTGATTATTGCAGTAGCAGTACTCATGATGGCAGTAGCAAGCGTACAATAATTTAGATCGAGATTTTACATAATATGCTATACGTATATGTCAAAGACAATCGCATCTATGCAAAAAGGGAAGAAAGGGGGCATTATCCATGATGTCATGAGATTCTATGCGATTATAAAAAGACTGATCTGTTGATCTGGGAAGACTCCACAGTCAAGTTATACAAAGACAGTCAGCAGTACAGAAAAGACAAAAAAATTGACTCGCTTGAGGAAGAGAATAAACGCTTGAGAAAACAGAATGGAACTCTGAAGAAAATTGCAGAAAGAGAAATCAAAAGCAAGCTCAGAAAGAAAGCGAATGAGGAACTAACAGATTACGACAAACAAAAGTATTTTAGCTTATATGGTAAATAAGATGAAACTATGGGATGAAATTTATATGGATCGAAATGGAGAGCATATAGCTCCTACATTATGAATGGATGAGCCAGATCATAAGGTATTCTTTTTTGAAAAAGAAACTTCTGAAGATATCGATATCAGACCTAAGATCGTAAAGGTATTGGATAACGAAGAAGAGGTGATCAAAGAGATCCAAGAACTCCATCTGAAGAAAGGTGACAAGATCAAATATGAGTTTAGAGTACATTTAGTTGCTGAGTAATATTAAAATGTTTGAAGATTATAAAGCAGAAGGTATTGGAGAGAAGTACTACAATGGTACTGATTACTATCTCATAGGTAACTATGTGGTAAGAGTTATTTTTTGGGATACTCTTTATATTAATAACCAAGAATTGCTATGGAGAAGAATGTGAAGATAGAGCTCATAGATGAGATCAAAAAATTAGCTCAAGGACATCCTGCTAAAAAACATGATGAGGATCATGCTGATCTCTGGAAGGCTATGAAGCTAGTAGCATGAGCATTAAAAGAAGTAGAAGATAAACTACAAGCTCTAGATACTACAGATAGTAACATCTACGAATCATTAGCGTGTCA